TGTAATCATCTTCCAAGTTAGTCATAAAAACATTGTCTTTTTCAGTGGTACAAAACTCAGAAAAATCTGTTACTAGGTCATCATAAGTGAGTGTATACTTAAATGAAAGAAAGTTTAGAAACTGATTATATTTTTCTAATGATTTATTCATATCCCATTGTTTAAGATAACTTTCCAAACAAAATAATTCTCTCTGCTTAATTAATTTTTCAGGAGAGATAAAAGACATACAAACAAATTTCTGATTTCCTATTGGACGATCTTCTTCTAAAATATCAACATATTTAGTATTAACAGAACCATCAGTATTGTTTTTATATTCAACGCCTTTAGGGCGTTTTTTATTATTAACTGATTTCGACATTATAAAAATATCTATTAAAAAAATTTTAAGTAATTTAATCCATAAATGTTTAATTTATAGAATAAATTTTTTTCTTTATAATAAGTATAAAATGGCAGGTCACGGTTTAGATTTCGGTGAACTAGTAAAACGCGCAATTAAATACCTAATTGAAGGTCTTATGGTTGCAATCGCAGCATTTGCAATCCCCAAACGCTCTCTTAACATGGATGAGGTCGCTTTAATTTCACTTACAGCCGCCGCAACATTTAGTATCCTTGATACATACGTGCCTTCCATTGCTGTGAACGCTCGTTCCGGCGCTGGTCTAGGTATTGGTGCAAATCTTGTAGGATTCCCTAGGTAAATAAACATTTTAAATATTTTAAAAAATTTAAATAATTTAAGTAAACATAATATTATATTTTACTTAAATTGTAGGAATAAATTCCCAATCAAGTTCTTTACATATTAATTTCCATATTTCATCCTGTTCAATACGTTTTGCTCGGTCTTTTAACATCGGAAAAAATGGAAGAAATTGTATTTGATTTAGTAATTCGCAGAGTTTATAAACCGTGTAATAATAATTTAAAAAATTAACTCTATCATTTGGACAGTATTTTGCATATGGCGCTTGTATATCCATAAATAAATTGCATAATGTTTCTTCTAACTCTTGACTCATAATAGGTGGTTTAATCCCTAATTTATCTTTAATAAAAGGTATATGTTCATAATATTTATTATGACCTAGTTTTTTTAGAATATCTTTCGCCTTTTTATTTGAAATTTGACTTAGTTCCATTCTTTCTTTTTTAACTTGATTTTTAATATCATCTAGAACTTTTTGTGGTATTTGTGTTGTTTCTTTCGCTTGAAATTGTGCTAATATCTCTCTAAAATGATTAATTCTTTTATATGCATAGAAACATACTTCTTTAGGAGGTTCTTTATATGAAGGTTTCTCATTCTCAACTAAATATGGTATGCTGCAATAACATTTATTACATACTAAAATCCCCTCATGCTCAATCGGTATAAGTTCACCCAAATTACATTTTTTACAAATATCGGTTTGTATAACAAAATTTTTAACATTAAGAAATTGTTCATCAATATTTGTTAGATATTTTTCTACAGTAGATATTTCTTTATTACCTAAGTCTTCATTTGTGTTGTCTGTTTTAAAATATTTATCTAATATTTTTGTTTTATTATTTCCATTAACAATATTTTTTTTATTTTCAAAATAATCAAATATTAGATTTGAGTTTTCTAAAAAATAATCTTTTTTTTTATTTCCTATTTCACTTATTTGTTTTCTAATTTTTTTTAATTCATCTTTTAATTCTAATTTTTTTTCAAAAATAATTTTTGGATCTTTTAATTTTTGTTTATACTCTTCTTTCATGTTTTTTAATTTAGGCAAAGTTATTGTTATATCATTATAAAATTCCGAAGTCTTTTGATTATGTCTTCCATCCAAAGTTACTATACTTTTTTGATTAACATTTATACTTTTAGTATTCTTTGGTTTAAATGATGGCATATTTTACATAAAATATTATCCTTTCCTTTAGATATTTATATAGTTAAAATATTAGTTATGTTTTCTCTCTTTCCTTTAGATGGATATCAATATCTCTTCCACAACGTCCGATGTGTGCATTGACACGGAAATTTTTCATAAAATGAGATTTATTTATAACGCACTCGATGACGGGTGGACCGTAAGCGCACAAAATAATAAATATGTATTTACAAAAAAACATGAAAATAAAAAAGAAATATATTTAGAAAACTATTTAAAAAATTTCATTGAGAAAAATATTGATATTAATAATTTAATTAATTAAATCTCGTAATTTTTTTTTCTTTAGCAATATTATAAAATGGGAGGTGGATTAATGCAACTAGTAGCTTATGGCGCACAGGATGTCTATTTGACAGGCAATCCTCAGATTACTTTCTGGAAGGTGACTTACCGTCGCCACACAAATTTTTCTCTCGAATCGATCGAGCAGACGTTTAACGGCCAAGCCGACTTCGGTCGCCGTGTAACTTGCACTATCAGCCGCAATGGTGATCTTGCATACCGCACTTATCTTCAGGTTACTCTTCCCGAGATTAACCAGGATATGCACAACCCCCGGGCTTTCCCGCCTGTTGCGGGGCAAGCGCAGCAGCAGCAAAACCCAAACCCGACTTACCCAAGACAAAATCCTGATCCAACAAGCCTTATTCCCTATCATATTAACGATGCTGTATACGCGCGCTGGCTCGACTGCCCCGGCGAGCAACTCATTTCTCAGGTTGAGGTTGAGATCGGTGGGCAGCGCATAGATCGCCAGTACGGTGACTGGATGCACATCTGGCAGCAGCTCACCCTTTCTGCCGAGCAGGAGCGTGGTTACAACAAAATGATTGGTAACACTACTCAGTTAACTTTCATCACTGACCCAACTTTTGCCAACGTTGAGGGTCCTTGCGACTCAAACACTCCCGATGCTGTTTGCGCTCCTCGCAACGCCCTTCCTGAGACTACTCTTTACGTTCCTCTTCAGTTCTGGTACTGCCGCAATCCGGGTCTCGCACTCCCACTAATTGCTCTTCAGTACCACGAAGTAAAGATTAACCTTGATCTTCGTCCTATTGACGAGTGCCTCTGGGCAGTCCAGACTCTTAACTGTGGCGGATGCCCACCCGGGTCTGTGGGCGACGGTGTCGGTCAATGTCACTACCCACAAGATGGCAGCGGTGGGCAAACTGGTGCCTTTGGAGGCAACACCGCTGCCGCCAACAGTCCATACCGTCCTGGCATGAATGTTAAGGTAGTTACTGCTTACAATCAGTCTCTTGTTGCGGCATCGCTCTATGTTGATTACGTTTTCCTCGACACTGACGAACGCCGCCGCATGGCGCAGAACCCACACGAGTACCTCATTGAACAGCTTCAGTTCACCGGCGATGAGTCTGTTGGTTCATCGTCTAACAAACTTAAACTTAACTTCAACCACCCTTGCAAAGAAATTATTTGGGTAGTACAACCTGATTGCAACGTTGACTACTGCAGTTCTCTTGAGTGTGGCACAAATCTTTTCTCTGCCCTTGGTGCACAGCCATTCAATTACACTGATGCTCTTGATGCTCTACCCAATGGTATTATGGCATTCGGTGGTCCAACTGCTGTTGCAGATGGGATGGATACACAGTGGGGTTCTCACTGGAGTTTCATTGGTCCCGATGGACTTTTCGCACATGGTGGTGCCGAGGACACCTATGCCGAGCACGGCGGGATGCAAAAGTGGAATGTACTAAATGCGACGAGGGATCCTAATAATTCTTCTTACGGCGCGTATGGTTCCGCGAGTGGTGGTAGCAAGGGGGGCGAGGGCCTCCTGGGACACCCTGGTGTGGCAGGGGTTGGTGTCGACTTTGGGTTGGTGGGGCTGCCCGTGCCGGGGGGGGGTGCTCAGCGCCCCATCAATCCCGGCGAGACTGTGACGCCGGACTTGTACTCGGGTGGTTTTTTCAATGGAGGAGCAAATCGGGGGGGTGCAGCAGCAGGTCAAGAAAATCCATCATCCACCGTGTCTGACGCCGGTACTTTCGTACTAAACGAGACTTCTCTTATGATGCACTGCTGGGGTGAGAACCCTGTAGTCACTGCTAAGCTCCAGCTTAACGGTCAGGACCGCTTCTCTGAGCGCGAGGGTACCTACTTCGACCTCGTTCAGCCTTTCCAGCACCACACTCGTTCGCCCGATACTGGTATTAACGTATACTCATTCAGTCTACGCCCCGAGGAGCATCAGCCTTCTGGTTCTTGTAACTTCTCGCGCATTGACAACGCTACACTTCAGCTTGTACTCTCTAACAACACTGTTGAGGGTACCAAGACTGCCAAGGTACGTGTCTACGCTACTAACTACAACGTCCTCCGCATTATGAGCGGTATGGGTGGCCTCGCCTACTCTAACTAAGGTGTTTGTTTTATCATTCATATCATATTACAATAATAATAATATGATATACAGCATTATATATAGTATTATATACCGCATTATATATAGTATTATATATAGCATTATATATAGCATTATATATAGTATATGAATATACCAAATTTAGTAAAATTATTTTTTGAATCTGGACTTTCCACAGTTTTTATTTACTTTTTGATAAAAAATGCAGGTCCGTTAATTGCTGCCATTGCAGTAGCATCACCAATCAAATTATTATTTGTTATTAACAGTTTACATAATGATAAAAAATCAAATGAATATATTGCAAATTATTTAGAAACGCAAACATTTGCTTTTGTGTTAACAATGATTTGGTTATATGCAAATGCATATTTTATTAAAAATGCGAAAAAAGAAGATAGTATATACATACCAATTTTAAAAGGAACAGGAATATGGTTTGTATCCGCTATTATTTATTATTTTGGATATAAAACTTATAAAAATAAATAAAATAAAATATTTATTATTATTATAAATGGTTGGTACATCAGATATGCTTGCTGTATTAGGAACAATTTTTGTTGCTATAATTATTATTTCTTTATTTGGCAGTGTCGATCAAAAAACACATCATACTACCGTAATAAGACCTACTAGAACCATAGTAAGACCTACTAGAACCATAGTAAGACCTACTAGAACCATAGTAAGACCTACTAGAACCATAGTAAGACCTACTAGAACAACTATAGTTCGCCCGCCCCGCCATCATCCGCGTCATCATAGAGGAAGATATTATTAAAGGTATATTTTATAAAGGAAGTTAAATATAAAATTGTATAATATATATTATGCAAATCTTTGTTAAAACGCTCACTGGAAAAACCATAACTTTAGATGTAGAAGCAACGGATACTATTGAAAATATTAAACAAAAAATTCAGGATAAAGAAGGAATTCCTCCTGATCAACAAAGACTTATTTTTGCTGGAAAACAATTAGAAGACGGGCGCACCCTAGCAGATTATAATATTCAAAAAGAGTCAACTTTACATCTTGTACTCCGTCTTCGTTAAAATATTTTATCAATAAATAATATGTATGATTATTTAAAATATATATATTATTTTAGTACTTTACAATATATTTATACAACCTACACTACACACCCGGATTGTCCGTTCAAATATATCGCACAATTATCATTTTGGATATGTATAGGATGGGCGTATTACTTTACTACAAATATAAATAATTTATTATTTACATTAATTCTTTTACAAATTACTGTTACGGTTGGAAAAATATATGAAATACTTTTTTTAATAAAAAAAAACAATATTCACATAAATCTATCAAAAATTAATCTATCAAAAATAAAGTTTTCTAAAATATATTTA